CCCGCTAGGTCCGACGGGGTAGTTTTCCTAAAATCTATTCTTTTTTCAGGTGTAATTTTATTGTAAGTATCCATAAAATCAGCACCTGTATCACCTTGAGTGTCTCCTACACCTGTTTGATCAAAAGGAAGTGTATTAGTAGGAATAGCCTCTTCAGTCTGTGAAGGTGCGTATGATCCATCTTGAGTAGTTCGTCCCATACCCGGTTCGTTACCTGCAGCTATTTCTGAGCTACGCCCAAAAGTACCATCTCCCATGTCTACTGGAGTAACTCCTGCGTATTCAGTTTTGCTTTTTCCTAGAATATTGTTTATTGAATTTTGTATAGCTTCATTGTCTTGACCTGCATCATTAGATGAAATACCAATACTAGCAGCCGCTCTTTGTTCTGATGTATACCCATCCCCCATAAGAAAAGAATCTGCTGCAGCTACAAGAACGTTTGATAAAGCAGCAGGTTTTAAGGAATTTGCTTTTAAGAAACCATCACGAATAGCAATTAACTCAGCTTTATATTCGCCTGATGCACCTTCAATCATAGCGTTTAATCTTGCTTCTGATTTACGTGCGTGTGATCTCATACTACCACCAACAAGTAATAATCCAAACGGAACCATAGAAGCTACACCAATACCAATAGCTCTTCCAAATTGATGCAGTCCACTACTTTCGGTTATCATTTGAGAAGCAAATTCTTTATCTGACAAAGCAGAATAATTAATAGGTTCTGGTGCAATTTCAGGAGATCTGTCTCTGTCTTGACGATTATCTGATCCTCTACCAGATGTGTTTGATTGAGCTACAACTTGTCCTGCTAAACTAACAGCACCTCCACCACCAGCTTCTGCATTGTACAGTGTATATCCATCTGGAATAGGTAATGTAGGTACACCATTAATAAATGTAATAACTACAGATTCTCCTGCAGCATTTCTGTATTCTTTTGTAACAGTAGTTACACTGTTCATGTAAGCATCGTAATCAATTTCTTCTGTGCTTGTAGTTGGAACGTAAGCAGTTTGTAGTTCTTCCATTGAAGGTTGATAGTTAGGATCAGGATCAGTATAGTCTTTATCAGTAATAACATCCTTAATGTCTATATCTTTATTATTAAAATAAGGATCACCTGTTAAATTTACTGGAGGATTAACTAGTTGTTGATTATCGTAGTCTTGATTACCAAACAGGGTACTAGCAAAAGAACTAAGTTCACCTGCATTAAGTAAACCACCCGCTGCATAGGAAGGTACAAACCCGCCATTGGCAAACTCCATTGGTTCACCTTTATCACCTATAACCATAATGTCAGCCATACCAAAAGGCATGTCGTCTGGCATAGTAGCTTCATCACTATTGCCCATCTGACCCATATCTTCCATTTTTCGTAAGCCCATCTTAGCGTCTTGTCGTATAGACATAAGCTTATCAAGTCCAACAAAACGAACTACATCTGCAGGAAATATAAATTCACCCTCACTCACATTGGCGGGAATGTCATCACGAACACCTTCCTTAGTACCTCCGATGGGTACTTCATTACCTGATACCTCATCTACCATACCACCTTCATCTTTAAGGCCACCTTCTGCGATTTGTTGCATTTGATTGTTCATTGGTTTAGTACCTCTTCCCTAAGTAATAGTAGTCTACGTAACGTATGTATTGCGCCTTGTGATCTGTAAACTATAGTGCTGTCTTCTGTTTGCTCCATAGTCCTGTGTTGTTGTTTAATCAGTTCTTCAATGTAGTTATTGAACTGGTCCCATTCCTGCTGGTTGACCACCAGCGGTCGGAGGTTGTTGAGTAGGTTCTTGTGGTTGTTGTTCATTTCCTGTAAATCCTTGCTGTCCCGGTGCAGGTACGCCACCTGTTCCTATTGTTGCTCCACCAGCGCCCGATGGGTCAGCTTGTGGTTGTCCTTCTTCTGGGGCAGGTTGTTCTTGTTGGAAGCCCTTCATTATCTCTGCTTGTAGGGCGGCTTCATTCATATTGTTAGTAACTTTATCTGGGTCAAGTTCAAGAGACTTTGCAATCTCCCGAATGATGTACGGGAATTTAGTAAACGGTGCAAGTGAGGGTTGCGCTGCAATCTGCATAAACTGTGTAAGGCGCTGACTACGTACTTCATTAGCCATAAGACTTTCAGTACCACGTGCTTTAACCTCTAAGTCGCCTTTAATATCAGGATCAAAGTCAAACTGCATATTAAAACGAAATAGTCCCTCCCCTAAAGGCCGTAGTAAGTAATCGTCAATGTTCTTAACAACAGACTTAATACTACCTTGTGCCGCACCCATAAGCATTGATATGCCTGAAGCTGTACGCCCTACTCCTGTAACACCTGTTTGCCCATGAGCAAAGCTAGGAAAGCCAGTGCTTTCGTCTGCCAGTACTCGTGCCTTGTCAAACAGTTGTAAGTTTTCTCCTGAGACATTAGGAAACTTTGTACCAAAGATTGCCTGACCCGGTGCGCCACCTTGACGCCTAAACACTTTACCGGGGTACAAAGATAAGTCTTGGCCCGGTACTAAGTTAGTTTCGTCTATCTCAATCAATAGGTTGCCTGACAGTACAGCGTTATCGACTGCCATACGCATGAAACCATTCATCAGTGTCTGTGTGTCATTCATATTCTCAGCGATACCTACACCAAAGAAACTATAAGGATTAAGTTCATATGGCGCTGCATGATAAGGAATACGTGCAGGTTTAAATGGATTGATTACCATACGTAGTAGCTTACCGTTACAAATCCATACGTTAGCTTGTAACTCATCTACTTCACTTAACTCAGGTGGAATGTCTACGGCCTGTTCTTCTAGCATAGAAACGTCTACAGTACCCCAGTACTCTAATACTTCATAACGTTCTATACCGTACTCAGGTGCGTAATCAGAAAGATCGTCTTCCCAAGATTCTTTATTGTAGTTCTCACCTAAAGCAATTGCGTCATCAATTACATTGTTACGAAAGTATGGACGCCTTTTAAGTTGACGAAGCTGTGACCTAGACATCTTGTGACGTTCAATAACGTACTGTGCTTCGTCCATGTTGTTAGCATCTGGATCAGGATAAAAGTTCCACACAGATACATGAGATACCTGTGGTACTGTTTTAATAATAGGATCGTAGTTACCTTCATCGTCCCACTGTGGATACTCTTTGTCTACAGCAAATGGACCCTTCATAACACCAGTACCAAATAGAGCCATCTCAAACGCAGTGTTACGTAGATGTTTACTTGCATTTGATTCTTCTAGTTGGTCTTGTATTTTCTTCTGCATCTTTTTTGCAGCTACCATTGCAGGGCTAAAAGTAACAGAAGTAGGTGTCATACCTATACCGTTTTTTAATCCATCAATCTCTTTTAGTTTATCTGTTAGGGGGCCAAGCATTTCGCCAAGTGTTTTAGAAGTTGCACCTTTAGGAAACTGTTTACCGTCACCCTTAAAGCCATACGGAGTTACTTCTTTGTCTACATCAGATTCTTTAGTCTGCTCTGGTTCTGCAGGATCAAAGCTAACGTCTGCAACTACACCCTCTGGTAATTCTGTAGGGTCAACAGTAAGTGGAAACTTATTGTTTGCAAACATAATAGATTCTATCTGCTGATACGCAGCTAATGTTTTAGTCTTAGTTACTTTAATAAACACCCTAGACTTTTCAGCTTCTGTAAACTGTACGTCTGGTCCGTAGATACCACGGTAGTTTCGGTAGGAATCCAACCAACGTTCTTCATCTTGTTGGCGATAGTCTTCCGCACGTTTGTAGCGACCTTCAATATAAGGAATAATGTTATTAGTTTTGTAGTCATCAATAGACGATTGATCTGTATCTTCTAATACAATTGACTCGTCTTCAATAAAAATGTTATCTTCTTCCATTTAGGTTTCCTTAATATCCGAATTTAGAATCTGCTACAGGCATACTGTTTGTAGGAGTACCTCGACTGTCAAAGTCCCAGATACTAAATCTTGGTCTTGACATGATACCATACCTTAGCGCATCATACAAGTGGTCTTCTGAGTGTGTATCAACATCTTCTGGGTTCTTTTTGTCTAGTGGTATTGCTGGTAGTTGTGATATTGTTTCAGTACAGTTGTTAAAAAATACTAGTCTTGCTTCTTCTGTAAACTCATCTACTTGCAAACGTCTGTGTATTTCGTTCTTACCTGCTACACGTGATCCTTTACTTCTATCTGATGGACGCCAGCGACATCCTCTCATTATCATTTGTTCTGCCAGAGAAGGACCAGTATCGCCACGCTTATGCCACAAACTACTATCAAGTACCCCATATCGAATATTACCATCACCAGCCTCCAACTCAAGTACCATGTCAGCTAAGTCTACTGCAAGAACCTTTGATACATATAACTCTCTGTACACTACCAGTTGTTCACTAGGACTAACTGCAAACCATAAGACACCTGTGTAGCTTCCGTAACCGTAATCGCAAGCCCTAAACTTAACCCAGTTATTAGGAATGTCAAAAGGTTCAACTACGTGTATCTTTCTCTCAAACTCTGTAAAGGCTGCGCCTTCTTTAATGTCCCAATCACCGTCTAGTAGTTGCCTACGTTGTTGTTCTGGTAACGATAGAAGCATTGCTTCGTAGTCACCCTGTTGAGCTAAGTAAGGATTGTCCTTTAGTCTTGCAGGTATAAACCTACGTTTGAATAAGGGCCGTCCCGCTTTCTCATGTCCTGCAGGGTACTTTAACTGTTCGCCTGTATCAATGTCGGTAGCTATGTAAGACTTACCTGCAGGTGAAGGATCAATAAACATCTTCTTAACCCAATGGTGTCCTCTGCCGCCGGGGTTTGTAGTAGCTCTCATACAGAGAGGAAGCTCAGGGTCTGCAGATCTCAAACGACTTCGCATATAATTCCAAGCGAAGGGTGTAGACCACTGCGTTAACTCATCAAATCCTATCCAGCTAAATGCTAAACCTTGGTATCTTGTAACGTCTTGGTCTTTATCTAAGTAGCTTAACCAGAGTGTAGCACCTGATGGTGCAGTCCATTGCATCTTACGTTCAGACCACTTAATACCCGGCCAAATCTTTGGGTACATTTCTTGTGACTTAGTAATAAGTTCCCTTAGTTCTTCTGTAGTGTGTCGTAGTAGTAAGCCTGAAAATGCAGAGTTACCCATGTAGCGTAGTGGATCAGCTAACATTGCGTATGATTTACCACCACCTGCAGATCCACCGTATAGTACTTCACGTTCACTAGCTGCGAGGAAGTCTGTCTGTGGGCCAACGTTAGGTTTAAAAATAATATTGTGATCTTCTTCGATCTTATCTGTAAACTGTTGTAGTATTATTGTAGGACTAGGCTGCTCTGTCTTCTTTTTCTTTTGCACCGATCCTGTTGTTTTCAATTTCTTCCGCTTTGGCGATAGCCTTTTTGGCATACTCTGCCCATCTGCGAAGGCTTCCAGCTTTGTTTTTTCTTTGTCGCTCATTGTCTAACCGCTTCCTTAATCCTACGTGTGAGATTGACCTACCTGTATTTCTGGTAAGCCAGTTTGCTACTTCCCGATACGAATACTGTTTAATGTATTTCTGTGCTTGCTCAAGCATATCAAGTTCGTGGCTGATTGGCAAGAGTATTCCGTTATCTTCTGGGTCTATTTCATACCCGTAAGGAATTGTTCTTGCTACACGTGGGATTGGAACCCATACGTTGTCTTCTTTTAAGTCCGTTGGTTGTGGTAACTTCCATGTACCTACTGATTTAGTCATCGCATGCACAGTCACTCATATTTTTTCCACATGCACATGTCTCTTCTTCTACTGCCTTAGCTGGCATAAGCATTACACCACCCTTAGCTTCGATCTGTACCTTCTCTGTCTTAACAAGACCAGTACGGTCTAACAGTTCTTTAGCTGCTGCCATCTTGTCACGTATGCCTAGCTCAGTAGGGTCGTACAAAGCACCTACCATAGCCATTGCGGCTTTAGGTACGTTACGTGCTAGATAGCTATGCGTCACGTCTATGATCTCTTCTTTGAGACTATTAGTAACTTCAAGGTTAGAAGTGTTAGCAGAGTAACCCGCCATAAGTTTAGCAGTAGAGATGTCTCCACCTGCTTCGTCCATAAGGACTGCTAGAAACTTTTGTTGACGTTCTGTTAACTCACGTGCCATTACTGTATCTCCTTATACCATTAGCTCAAAATGCGGAGCGTCAATGAAGGGTCTACGATTTTGTGACCTACGCTCATCAATGTAACTATTCATTGCGTCTTCCATTGTACCATCAAAGTAAGCTACGTTTGGAACTGTCCAAGCTGCGCCCCACCTAATGGGTGCGTCTACTTCACGGGCTGCTTCAGCCATAGCGTCAGCAATGTCATCGTACAAGTTTAGTTCCCACGAGCCACGAGAGCCAATGTAAGCCATCAAATCTACTGCGTGACCATCTAGGTGCTTAGACTTCATAGTCTGGCTTGCACCCTTGGCTACTAGAGCTTCTTGTTCCTTCATGGTACGCATACCACAGATAACTCCAAAGTCAATCTTACTTTTAAATATAGCACTATTAACTACTGCAACAAGCCGTTCATCTAAACCTTTTAGTTTATCTTGACTTCGTGTACTTAATTTAAAACTCATTCTTTTATTCCTATGTTTAAACAGGCAAGTACCATACTAGTATCGGTAACCATTATACTTGCTCTTTGTTTTACGTTCTCGCATATTGTCCTACTATCGTAAGAAGAAATTTGAAAGTACGTTAGGGGCATACCAGAAACTAATTGTAACCAAACTAAAGCCCACATTATTTTTTTGGGAACCCACGAGTACTACCCGATCCTGAAATGCTACCACTTTCTAGCTCTTCAGAAAATCCACGGGTACTACGCTTACCACTAACATTACCACTAGTTAAGTTGTCAGTAGTTTTTTTAGTCATACCTTTTTTTCGCATGTCATCTCTGCTTACAGGTCTTAGGGAAGTTTTAGGCGCTGAATAATTTGGCATTGTTATTACTTTCTTGTTACTAAAAGAAACTGAAGTTTAAGTTGCAGTTCTTTCATCTGGAGTTCCATGTTTCTAACTCGTTTAATATTTTCTTCAACTGACGCTGGTGGCTTCCACTCATCAATCCAGTTGTCATTCTCTTCTACTTCAATCATAAGCATTGATTGCTCATGCTCAATGAAAGATAGCCTACCCTCAATACCGAAGTATGCGTAAACGCTCACAGCCGTTGCACCAATAAGAGCCAACAGGTTCTTTAATGGTATTGTAAACTCTGAGCTTTCACTTATCTTAGGCATTACTTCTTTCCAAAGAATTTAGATACAGATCTCATACCAATGCTGGCACTTACAATCCCACCCAACGAGTACTGATACCACGTAGGCATTACTTCTAAAGCAGTGAAACCTGCCTGTACTATTTGATTACCCCAGTCACCACAGAATGCTAAAATTAATGGGATACTAAAAAGTAAAGTAATCCACTCATCTTTCCAGCTATTCTGTGTAGCTCGTATAGCTTCTATGTCCCAGTCAATCTCACCAGTAGCCTGCTTGACTTTGATCTCTGCATTAGCTTTCTGTACCGCTACCTTACCATCTAGGTAAGTGCTGGCAAGACTACCTACTGCACCTAGTAATTGACCTATCATCTACTATCAACCTCTTGTGGTTTCTTTTCAATTGCCTTCTTAGCTAGATTGGCGACTCCCATAAAGACAGATACCACGCCAGCCACAGAAACAAAATAGATAGAAGCCATACTACCAATGATTGCCGAAGCATTATCAAGCCCAAGTAAACTTGTAAGTACCACTCCGAAAGGATAAAGTAACATTCCCCATAAAGCGAACCAAGCCATCTTACGAGTCTGGTC